ACTCTTCAAAACCTACAAAGATGGTGACATCTTACGCCACTATTATTTCGACAGTACTGGAAAGGCTGTCGGAGCAAAAGTAAGGACTAAAGACAAGGATTTCCGATGTGAAGGTGAAGTCAAATCCCTATTTGGAATGCAGAACTTCCGTCACAAAACCACAAACAAAGAGAAAAAGCTGGTCATCACCGAAGGTGAGATGGACGCTATGTCTGTCTGGGAAGCACAGCCTAATTGGGCAGTAGTTTCTATACCTAACGGAGCTGCAGCAGCAAAGAAAGCCATTCAAAATAACTATGAATGGGTCAATTACTACGACAAAGTAGTTCTATTCTTTGACAACGATGAAGCAGGCCACAAGGCTGTAAAAGAAGCTGCTGGTGTATTACCACCTGGCAAAGTATTCATCGGCTTTCTAGACGATTACAAGGACGCCTCAGAAGCATTACAAGCTGGAGACACTGAAGTAATCAGAGCTGTCATTAATTATGACCATACTCAATACCAACCGGACGGGATTGTTGATGCAAAGACACTCCTTGACTTAATCACAACACCAACACCACCATCAGATCATGACTACCCCTTTCAAGGATTACAAGGAAAGTTACACGGGATCCGGTATGGGGAGCTTGTCACAATTACTGCGGGCTCTGGAATCGGAAAAAGCTCCTTCTGTCGTGCAATCGCAACTCACCTTCTTGATAAAGGAGAACGGGTCGGTTACTTGGCACTTGAAGAATCCATGCGTCGTACATCTCTCGGGCTTATGTCCGTCGCCAGCAATAGATCTTTACACCTCGGTGAGCAACAACGAAGCGAGTTAACAGAGATCTTTGACAAGACAATAGCTAAATGGAATCTACATCTCTTTGATGGATTTGGTAGCTATGACCCTGACCATATCTACAACCGCATTGAATACATGGCGGCAGGTTTAGATACAAAGGTAATCTTCCTTGACCACCTATCAATCCTACTTAGTGGACTTGACGGGGATGAACGTCGAATGATTGACGCAACAATGACCAAATTACGTTCACTTGTTGAACGAACTGGAATCGCATTATTTCTCGTATGTCATACAACAACACCCCCAAATGGACAATCACATGAAGAAGGAGGAAGGGTTCAACTGCGCTCTCTTAGAGGATCCAGAAGCGTGGGCCAATTGTCAGATAGCGTCATTGCGCTGGAACGAGATCAGCAGAGCGGATCTGAACGAGATTCTACGACAGTGCGAGTCCTTAAAAATCGCTATTCAGGTGAAGTTGGCGAAGCATGTCAACTGAACTACGACCTTAATACTTGTAAATTTAATGAATCTGCAATCGAAAAAGAGTTCGACGCAACTACCGATTTCTAAACCTAATCCACCTACACCTGAAGCAGTAGAACGTGCTCAGTTTGTAGATAAAACATACATCTGGAAAAATGCTGGTATTCGATCTGGAGACGGACGGACTTCTAAATGATCTTACCAAGATCCACTGCCTTGTTATTTATGACAGCGATGCTGACACGACCATTGTGTACAACGATCAAGGCAACGAAGAGCCGATTGTTCGTGGAGTACAACGTCTAGAAGATGCGGATGTAATCGTCGGTCATAACGTGATCGCTTTCGATATACCAGCAATCAGAAAGATTTATCCATGGTTTATGCCCACTGCCTTTGTATTAGACACGTTGTTACTGTCACGTCTGTATCACACAGACATTCTTGACATAGATAAGAAAAGAAGTATGGCAAACATGCCGCTTCAAACTTATGGACGACACAGCCTTGAGTCTTATGGTTACAGGTTAGGTGAATACAAAGGTGAGTTTGGTAAGACCACAGATTGGCAGGATTGGTCCCCAGCAATGGAAACCTACTGCTGTCAAGACGTAAAAGTAACCACCAAATTATGCGACCACTTCCACAAATACCTGAGTGGGTCCGACTAGAGCACGAAGTTGCTCAATTATTAACTGAACAAGAACTACATGGATGGTACTTTGACCAACATGCTGCATGGAAACTTGCATCTACTCTCAGAAAAGAGCTTGAAGAAACTTGTCAACTACTACGTGACAGGCACCCTTTCGTTGCGGGATCAATATTTACTCCTAAGCGAAATAATAGGACCCAAGGCTATGTCGCTGGTGCTGAAAGTACCCGCTTAAAAGAAACAAATCCCACATCACGCGATCACATTTCATGGATTCTGCAAACATTTCATGGCTGGAAGCCGACACAACTGACAGCTACTGGGAAGCCGATTATCGACGAGATTGTACTGAAGGAGATTGTTGCGTCCGGTGGACCACCGATTGCTTTGGATTTTCTGAAATGTCTCGATATTACGAAGAGCTTGGGGATGATCTCCGAAGGCACCAACGCATGGCTCAAGCTATGTACGACTGCTAGTCGGATACATCATCACTGTTCAGTTGCAACAAATACGCACAGATGTGCTCACCGTAAACCAAACTTAGGACAGACAAAAAGTGACCCTGAATTTAGAAAACTATTCCAAGCATCCCCTGGTCAAATTATGGTGGGTGCCGATCTTAGCGGGATTGAGCTTAGGATGCTCGCCCATTACCTTGGACGTTGGTCTTCCGAGTTTGGAGATACCCTCCTTACCGGAGACATCCATCAAGTCAATGCCGATCGAGTTGGCGTCTCCAGGCGACAAATCAAAACCATCAGCTACGCCTTCATCTATGGGGCAGGCAATGAAAAAATCGGTTATTCCTACGACCCCCTTCTAAGTAGTGCCAACGCTAAGAAGAAAGGTAAGGAAATTAGAGAAGCATTCGTTTCTGCTATTGATGGACTTGCGGAACTTCTGGAAGCAATCAAAGAGAAAAGCAAAGAGGGTTATATCCGGTCTATTGATGGACGACACATCAAAGTAGATAGTCCACACAAAGCTTTGAACTACCTTCTCCAAAGCGGAGCCGGTGTAATCGCGAAGCGTTGGCTAACTATTAATCACACTCACATTCAAGAACTAGGGTTGTGTGCATCACAACTCGCATTTATACATGACGAATTACAATTCGAGTGTCACCCAGATCACGCACAAGATTTATCAGCATCCCTGGTACTTAGCAGTGCAGAAGCTGGTGAATACTACAAACTTAGAGTCCCAATCACAGCAGAAGCAAAGATCGGAGCCAACTGGGCAGAGGTGCACTGATGAAACTACTCATTGATGCTGACTACATAGTCTATAAAGCCTGTGCAGGTGCAGAAGATGAGATTGACTGGGGTGATGACGTAATCACTGTAGTAAGTAAGTTTTCAGAAGCCATGAAGAACGTCGAACGTGATCTAACAAAGATCAAAGGAGAGTTTTTATGGGATGTACCCGAAATGATTCTGTTCTTCAGTGACTCTAAAAATTTTAGGAAAAAAATTTACCCGGAATACAAAGGGCATCGAAATAGAAAGAAGCCCTGTGGTTATCGAAGAGTTATCACAGAATTAGGTAAACGATATGAACTTATCCGCTTACCTGAACTGGAAGCTGACGATGCTATGGGTATCTACGCTACGGAACATCCAGGCAACATCATTGTCTCGCCGGACAAAGATATGCGGCAAATTCCTGGCAAGTTATACGACATGAAAGAGACAGTCACTATTGATCCTGAAGAAGGCAGACGGTGGCATCTTATTCAGTCATTAGCAGGTGACCAGACTGATGGATATAGCGGATGTCCTGGAATTGGAGTCAAACGTGCAGTCACTTTGTTTGAAGAGAGTGGTTACAACTGGGATGTAGTCGTCAAAGCATTTGCTGACAAAGATCTTGGTGAAAACGTGGCTCTAATGAATGCACAACTAGCAAGGATCCTTACTAAAGATAACTACAATGGACAAGTCATTCCCTGGCATCCCACCACCGCCAGTAACTGAACTGACAATGGAGCAAGAGTTTAAGCTCCGACGAATGGATGATCTGCTACCTGAGGCAGACAAAGCAGACATCATCACATTACTGATGGCATTACAACATCAGAACTTCTGCCTATGCAATACCGTCAGCAACTTAGTACAACAATGGCCCATTTCTCACCCGCATATTACACAAGAGGTTCCATGGAAACGTGGGACTTTATACGAGACCAAGGACTAAACTATCACCTTGGTTGTGCTCTTAAATATATCGTCCGTGCTGGCCATAAAGACAGCAAAGAGCAGGACTTAAAGAAAGCAATCCACTACTTACAAAATGAACTTGACAACACCTTACTTGAATCATCTAACTCTAATGGATCAAGCGGAGCAATTCCGGCAAGCCTACTCTTTGACGACGAGTGGACCTGAAGTTAAAGGTGTACAGAAAGCACTGATCGATGAGGAGTGGAGTGAATTCCACGAGGCATACCATTTTAAGGATCAGTCTGAACAACTGAAGGAACTAGCTGACCTTGTATATGTCTGCTTTCAAATGGCTGCTAGCCAAGAGTGGGATCTAGACGAAGCAATGCGTAGAGTACACAAATCAAATATGTCGAAGCTTGGAGAAGACGGTAAGCCCATCTACAGAGCTGATGGCAAGGTTCTTAAGGGACCTAACTATAAAGAACCAACACTTACTGATCTTATTAATTAATGACCACCTCACTTATCTCACGTACTGGACGTGTACAATCTTGGCTCGATAATCCTGAGTCAAGGCTTCCAGTTAGCTGCACAGTATTTGTAGTACAAGACTCAATGGAGGGTCCTGATGGATTGGAAAAATCGTGGAGGTTT